ACGACGGCATGATGAACCGGCCAAACCTCAATCCCCGAGCGATCAATCCGGGGGCCATCGGACCGGACGGCAGCCTGCGGGTGAAGCCGTTGCTCACCGCCCAGAGTCCAGACTTTGCCGAAAAGGTGATGGAAGCGCGGCGCATGGGCGTCAAAGAGACCATGTACATCAACCTTTTCCAAACGCTCATAAAAGACAAGGAGATGACGGCAACTCAAGCGATGCTCCGGGCGAACGAAAAAGGGGAATTACTTGGTCCGGCGGGCGGCAAAATACAGGCGGCGCTATCGACAATGGCAGACCGCGAGCTGGGGATCCTCGGTCGGTTGGGGGTTTTTCGTCCGACCTCCCCGCTCGCACCGCCCTCTTCCCTGTCCGGGCGACAGATTGCCGTCCGCATGTCCTCGCCGCTCGACCGGATGCGGCGGGCCAACGAGGGCGTCGGCACCACGCAGCTGCTCAACGTCGCGCTGCCGATGGTGAAGGTGAAGCCGGAGATCCTCGACAATTTCGATCTCGACCAGACGATCCGAAACCTGCGCGAGATCTTCGGGGCACCGGCCAACACGCTGGTCCCCGAGACGATCATGCAGGCAAAACGCGAGCAAACCCTGAAGCAGCAGCAGGCAATGATGGCATTGCAGGCAGGCACCGCCGCTGGCGGCATTGCCAAAGACGCCTCGATTGCCGGTCGCAATGCAGCGGAAACCGCGCAACAACTTCCCGCTGCCGCAGGCGGGATCGGCGGCCTCCTCGACATGGCACGGCAAGGTATGGCAGCAAACGAGAATGCACCCGCTGGAGCTGTAGACGCGACGAATGCGCTACTTTCGCAATTTGGTAAACCGCCTGTTCCGGGAGCTTCGGGCCTCCCCAGCGGAGGCTGAGTTAAGGTTGGCGCTGGCGTATCAGCGCACCTTCATGGGATCCCCGACCAACGAAGACCAAGAGCTGGTTCTGGTCGATCTCGCGGATTTTTCCGGCTTCTATCGTGTGACACCGCTCGATAGTGGACGCGATCAGATCGTGTTCAACGAAGGCTTGCGGGCGCTGTACGGACGGATTTTCCGCTACCTGCGAATGTCCGATGAAGAAAGACAGTCGCTCGAAGCGGCGGCGCGTGAAACTGCGGCAAGTCGACTCCGACTTGTCGAAACACAAACGGAGGGATAAAAGATGGTCGACCAGCCGAATGTTGGGTCCGCGCCAGCGGGCAACCCGCAGGCAGGCGCAGCCGGGGGCTCTGGGGATTCTTCAGTAGTATCCGGCGGAAGTTGGATCACTGGCCTGCAAGACGCAGGGAACCGGGATCTGGCTGCCAAAAAGGGATGGGACAAAGCCAGCTCGCCGGACGTCGTCGTGGCGTCTTATCGCGAGTTGGAAGGTCGTCTCGGTAAGAGCATCGTCATTCCTGACGCAAACGCGCCGAAGGAAGATTACGAAAAGCTCTACACCGCCTTGGGCAAGCCCAAAACACCCGGCGACTACACACTGAAGTTGCCGCAGGGTGTGCAGGAGAACTTCCCGTACGACGACGCCTTTGCGACCGAATACAAGACTTGGTCGCACGAGGCGGGCTTATCCCCCCACCAAGCGCAGTCACTCCATGACAAGTTCGTCCTGCGAACGCAGAAGCAGATGAACGATGCGTGGACCGATCAGCAAAGAAAGATCGGCTCTGCTCATCAGGAGATCGTCGCAAAGTGGGGTCCCGTCGAGGGTGCCGGATATACCGAAGGCGTAAGCCATGCGGCAGCGGCGCTCAACGGTCTGGGATTGAGGGATACGTTCAAAGGGGCGGGACTGCTTACGCAGGATGGCAAGATAACGGACGCAAAACTCGCGTTCGCCTTGGCAACCGTAGGAGCAGGGCTATTCCGAGAGGACGCTTCGCGTGGGGCTCCCGGCCATCTGACCGCGAACAATCCGTGGAAAGACGGGCAGGAAAACCTCACTGAGCAGGGTCGTATCCTCAAACAAAACCCGGATCTAGCGAAGTCGCTTATTCTGGCCGCTGGCAAAGACCCAAACAAAGTTCTCTACAAGGGGCGGTGACGGTCTTTTAATCGGACGGCGTGAGCGGCTTAAACCCTCAACGGAGGCTGCTCATGGCCGTTACCAGACTGACCGATGCCATCGTGCCATCGGTATTCGTCCCCTACATGCTCAAAGAGACTGCGATTAAGTCAGCCATCTTTCAGGCTGGCATTTTTCGTCAGGACGCTATGCTTGCGAACTTCCTGCAAGGCGGTGGTCAGACGGTCAACGTGCCGTTCTGGAAAGACCTTGGGGATGCTTCGACCGCGAATATCTCGTCGGACGACCCGGCAGTAAATGCGGTCCCCGACAAGATCACTACGGGGCAGGACATTGCCATCCGGCAAAACCGGAACAAGGCATGGTCCGACGCCGATCTCGTCTCCGAACTCGCTGGCGATGACCCGATGACCCGTATCGGCTCCCGCGTCACCGCATGGTGGATGCGTGAGTTTCAGCGGGTGCTGGTCTCGACCATCCGTGGCGTGGTCGCCAATAACGTCGCCTCCAACGGCGGCGATATGGTGGTCAACATCTCGACCGACGTGGCGGGGGCTCCTGCTGCGGCGCAATGTATCTCGGCAGCGGCGATCCTCGACGCGGCCCAGACGATGGGTGATGCGTCGGACAATCTCGACACCATCATCATGCACTCGATCATCTACACGAGCCTTGCCAAGCAAAACCTGATCGACTTCATCCCGGATGCCCGGGGCGAGGTGCGATTCCCGAGCTACCTTGGCTACCGGATCGTGAAAGACGACGGGACCCCCGTGGTTACGGGCACAAACCGCCCGAGCTACCACACCTACCTGCTCGGCAAGGACGCGCTTGGCTTTGCCGAAGTGCCCCCGGACGTCCCGGTCGAGACCTTCCGCCACCCCGAACAGGGCAACGGCGGCGGCGTCGAGGAGCTGTGGACGCGGCGTCAATTCGTGATGCACCCCTATGGCATCAAGTGGACGTCGACCGCGATGGCAGGCAAGTCTCCCACAGACGTCGAACTGCGGGATGCAACCAACTGGACTCGCGTGTATCCTGAGCGCAAGCAGGTCAATATCGCCGTACTCATAACGAACGGCTGATCTGCTGCAACGGGAGTCTACCTTGCCAAAATCGAAGAAGGGGAAGTCGAGAAAGTCGAAAAAGACCAGCGGCAAGAAGTCCAAAAAGAAAGCGGGCGGCGGCAGTCGAAAACGCCGCCCGCGTAAAGCTAAAAAAAAGGAAGAGCCTGAGCAGGCTGCGGGAGCAACAGCTATTCCCGAACCCGCGCCTGAGCAGGCTGGGCCTCCAAATTCGGTGAACGATCCACCACCGCAGGAGAAGAAGAACGATGGCGAAACCTGAGAAAGAAAAGGATCTCCTGACCTTGTACGAGGCCAATCAGATCTACTTCCAACAGAACAAGGAACGCGCTGAGCAAATCAGCAAAGTGCAGGTCGAAGCTCACAGGGCCATCGACACCGCCTTCAAGCGAGCTGGCGGACAGGCGGGTGGCCATGAACCGGCGCGTGAACAGAAAGATCTCCGTTAAGGGGAGCGACCATGGCTCTGACGGGCGGGCAACAGGCGGCATTGTATTTTGCACGAAAGCGGCATCGGGCGCTTTCGCATGTGTACGTTGCCCCAGCTGAAGCAGGCCCGTCAGAGTCGCAACCGGAGCCACAAGTGAGCCCGGTCGTGACGCCAGATCCTCCAAAAGAATAGGGCTGCCATGGCATCTGGGCTAAGTGTCACGAGCATCTACAACATGGTGCTCGACCGGCTGGCCGAGGAATCGGTTCTCGGTCCGACCGACCGCAAGGCGGTTACGCGCTGGCTCAATCGAAACTATCCGATCCAGCGTGATGCGCTGCTGCAACAGCACACATGGAATTTCGCACTCAAGCGCGTGAAGCTCACGGCGGAGAGTGAAAGACCGGCGTTCGAGTGGAGCTACCAGTACACGCTTCCGGCGGACTGCATTCGCGCCTTGCCGCTGACTTCGGACGGCACACGCAACGGAACGCCGATAGGCTTTGTAGTCGAGGGTCTGCGGATCCTGACAAATAAGCCGTCACCAATCCTTCTGCGCTACATCAGGCGCGAAGAGAATCCTGCGCTGTACTCGCCAGCGTTTGCCAACGTGCTTGCACAGATCCTTGCGGCCAATGCCGCGCATTGGGTTACGGGCAAGGCGACGTTTGCAAAAGAGCTGACGCAATCTGTGGGGGGCATGACAATCAACGCGCAAACTCTCGATAGCCTCGAGGGTCTGCCAGAAGAACCGTATGACGATGATGTGATCCGGGTGAGGTAGTCATGCCCGGACCGATTTATCCGCTGCAACCGACGTTTGCTCGCGGCGAGCTGTCTCCCCGTCTTTTCTCCCGTATCGACATTGACCATTGGAAGATGGGCCTTGCCGAATGCGTCAACTGGTTTGTGCTCAAGCAGGGCGGGCTGCGACGAAGACCGGGGACCGAATGGATCTCCGAGACCAAAAACTCGCAAAAGGTTCGGCTCGAAGAGTTCATCTTTTCGACCGTGCAGGCTTACGTCCTCGAGTTTGGCGACCACTACATTCGCTTCTACGCCAACGGCGGCGTCGTCAATAACGGCACGACCAACGCTATCACCTTCAACCTGACGTCCGATCAGGTCACATGGCCGAGCTGTCCGACTGCGGTCATCAACAATTCGCCAGTGGTCTTTTCAACGCAAGGCGTGTTGCCGACGCCGATGGTGCAGGGGCGCACCTATTATGTCCGCGACAAGACCGGCAACAGTTTCAAGATCTCGGAAACGGTAGGCGGAGCCCCGCTCGATCTCGGCGGTACACCGGGCGGGGTAACCGGCGCGATCTCTCCGGTCGAAGTGCAGACGCCATATGATTCAAACGAGATCTGGCGAATCCAGCTCGCGCAATCCGCCGACATTCTCTACATCGCCTCGCCAATGTGGGCACCGCGAACGCTGTCGAGATTGTCGGCGTCCGTCTTCAAGCTCGATTACTACGAATACATCGACGGGCCGTACATGCCCGAGAACCAGACGCCGACGACATTGCAGCCGAGCGGCGTGTCGGGGAACGTGCAGATTACGGCGTCGAGCGCGGTCGGCATCAATAACGGTCTCGGCTTTGTCGACAGCGACGTAGGCCGTTGGCTGACGCTGATGTACTCGAGCAAGTGGTACGCCTTGCAGATTACGTCGGTCGGTCGCCT